TCTTTATCACTATCATCTGTCAGCTTCTTAATGAGAGCTTGCTTGCTAATAATATCACTATTGTACTCAATGATAGTGACCTGCAGATCAGAAATCTTTTGTTTAGTTTCTGTTATTTCATCAATTTTTTCTTCTAGTGTAATTATCTTATCCGACAATTGACCTATCGCGCTCTCAATCTCTCCAATCTTATGTGTGTGCTTTTCAATAGCAACATTTTTCAGATCCCCCGAAATTGTCTGTGAACATGTAGGACAATTATCGTGTTCTTCGTAAAACACTATACTTTCATTTGCGCGCTTGATTCTATCACTTAGAGTTTTCATTAAGGTATTTAATTCTACTCGCCGTTCAACCAAGGATTTTTCATCTTTGACTGTATCCTTTAGCGTGTTGCATTCTGTGTGCAATTCAGTTACAAGAACAGATGTGTTTGCAAGATCACGCTGTGCTCGGTCAATTTCATTCTGATTATCAACTAACTTCTTCTCTATGTCTTTCTCGAGTTTGGTAATGTATTCCTTCTGCAACTTGACTGACTGTTTACCTAACGTGATTTGATTCTCAAGTAATGTAATCTCGGACTTTATATTTGCAATTCGCGTCTTAAGTATTGTATTCATCGTAGAGAAAATTTGGATATCCAGAATGTCCTCAATAATCTCTCTACGATGACCTTGTGGGAGTTGCATGAACGGTGTAAAGGATGCAGATCCCAAAATAACTATCTGTGTGAATGACTTATAGTTTAACTTAAGAATTTTTTCTTCGAGTTCCTTTTGATAGTCCTTTGATGCAGCGTCTTGATTGAGAAGATCATTATCTTGATAGATTTCAAAGACGGTTGGTTTGATACCTCGAACGACTCTGTATTCGCGTCTACCTATCGAAAATTCAACCTCCACTCTACAATTTTTTAAATTGATAGATGATACAAGTTGTGGCTTATTTACATTACGAAATGCTTTTCCAAACAACCCAAAACATAAGGCATCGAGAATGGTTGACTTACCCGAACCATTCTCTCCGACAATCAGTGTTGTCTTTGCCTTATCAAAGTTAATTTCTGTAAAAGCATTCCCCGTAGACAAAAAGTTTTTATATCTTATTGTTTTGAATACTATCATTTTTCCTCAGCGTAGTCATGTGCCTCTACATATAATTCCTTCAGAATTGATTTTAGCTTGTCTTTGTCTGCGTTTGTCTCAACAGCATCAACGTAGTCAGATAGCAATGATAGTGTATCCTCGATATTAAGGTTATCATCATTTACATCTGCTTCAAACTCGGACATATCTTCAATGATCTTCAATTCAGCAGGATTGTTATTATATAATCCATCAACCACTTTGTCGAATGAGGAAAAATCTTTTTTATTTAAAACAACAAGTTTTACATACTTGTCCTTAACACCCGAGACGTCTATGTCAATCTCTTTCGAGTCATCATAATAGAACTTAACAAACATAGGATCCTTGTTCTGGATGAATTCAACCTCATGGGTATCATCATCAAGAATATAGAAACCTTTAGGATCAGAATAGTCGCTCCAAAATAGTTCGTAAGGTGTGCCCAGATACATTACATTGTCCTTGTCAGACCTTGTATGGAAGTGCCCGCTGAATACTTTTTTGTATTTAGACACTAATGAACGATCTATGCCATCATGACTTTCAATACCTCGCATCATTTCAAACCCTTTAAATTCAAAATGACCGAAACAAAATTCACTTTTAGATTGTTCAATAAAGGAATGAATTTCCTTTTCGTTGTCCTTGCACATCCATGGAATAATATCATAATAGTAACGTTTGATTGGCTTATCGACAATTTCAATATGTGAACTATAGTTTTCCAACAGTAAAGATGGTGAGTTTACCGTTAATTTTTCTCTCCAGAAAATATCATGATTACCAAGTAACGTAATCATCTTGATATCATCTTGAATTAGACGATCAAAGAAATATTTTCTGCACTGTTCAAGAGTATAAAAGTTTACATACTTCCGCCTATCAAACAAATCACCAAATTGATAAATTGTCTTGATGTTTCTTTCACGCAATGTGGGGAAGAACACCTCGGAGTAGAATTTTTCCATGTGGGCATGGAAGATTTTGCTATCGTTTCTAACTCCGAAGTGTGTATCACCTAAAAGGCATACTTTCATTTTGCAGATCGTGCATCTTCGTTAGTGGGTGCAAGAGACACAAGAGGTGTAAGTGCAAGAATAAACACTAGCTTGAATAAGGTTGATCCTGAAACAATCCTTGCAATCGCAGAATTAATATCTAACCCATTTCCCCCTAAAATCATTGGCATTGCAACGAAGGCGATCATAACAAAACAAAGAGCGTCAACAGGCAAGCTGAATACATTTGAAACAAAAGTTCTACCCCAGGATGCCCAATCCCTGTCCCAAAGATATTGATAAATCCAAGTATTAACACCTTGTGAGATAATTGTAGCGATCTCAGAACCAATGACAATACCCAAAGACATCTTGAATACAGCATCGAAATTTACACTAGGCCTAAATGCAGGTGCAGGAAGGAATGTCATTGCATACATGAAAAGTGCAACGACTAAGTTGAGTAATACACCAATCAAAATAATTCTAGTTACGAAAGCTGCACCTGCAAGTTTGTGCAACATATCACGAAGAACAAATACAACACCAAACAGCATTGCACCTGCAGGTGTTATAACATAACCAAAGTCAACAAACTTTACAGCGGCAAAATCTGCAATCGTCATACACATGATAAGTGCAGATGATAGTGCTGCGATCCACATAATGGTATTATAATCTTTATCTTTTGGAACTAAGTACATGTTTTTCTCCTAATCGTTAATCCACATGGCGGAATTTGAAGGTGTCTCCATAACCTTCACAAGTCGTAGTTTAACACGACCATCGCCATACCCGTTTTCAGGCATCCATATTTCTTGTATATAATCTGCTAAGAATTTAGAAAGACCCTCACAACCTGTCCGTTCAACAACAACCATCTTACATAACTTCTTTTCATGTAGCATTTTGAATGTTTCAAATTCAGGATCATCTTCTGCTACGAGCAAAGTGTGATCAAACCATTCGTCTAGTTTTTCCTTTAGAGTTTTGTATCCTCCAAAGTCTACACACCAGTTGCGCTTATCTAACTTATCTTCATCACACTCAAACTCAAAATGAAATGCAAGAGCGTACCCATGAATAAGATTACAGTGAGAATCTGCTTTCCATTGACGATATGCTACAGCATATCCTCTCTCATGTCCATACGTTTTAGATGAAATAAATTTTCCCATGTCAGTCCTCTATGTAATAAGGATTGAATCTTGTAATAAAGTTTTCAACAGCAAATAAAGAAGAAAAATTAAAATCCATATGATGAATCTGATTTGGGGGTGTGGGACGACTACCCTTGAACCCAGTAGATGATATATTTAGATTTGCATCATAGAACATGGGGGAAATCTCATTTCGAAAAACATATAACTTTTCATTATCATACATGAGACATGAAAATGATCCATCCAGATCATTGATATTCTTTCTATCTTTTGAGATCGCCTTCAGCATGAGGAACGTATCCCAATTACAAATCTCATGAACATTCTCATGGAGACTTTCTTTTAACTTTTGTACATAGGATTGCTTAAGAATACCATTATGCCACAAAAACTTTCCATTAAAGTAGGCAGGATGAATCGTTCCTTTGGGATCACCTTCACTTGTAGGTGCTTGCATATGAACAATCATATACACCAAAGGTTTTTGTTCAATGATGTTATAATCAACCTTTCCTTCATATTTTTGAACAGAAATTTCTCCCGTTACAATATCAAAATAACTAATAGAATGGGAATGTTGTCCGCGATATGAGTTGATCTCACACAGTTCAATAAGTTTATCTTTCTTAAATGAACCAACTATGCTGCACATTTCTTACTCCAAGGAATGTTTACGGAGTATGGAATGGGATCTTTTTCTCCAAGCATCATAAAGTTTGCAATGCGCTCAGAGCAAGAAGGACACCTTCCACACGACTCACCTTTATCGTTGGGATTGTAACAAGTCAGTGTATGTTGTGTCAATGAAAGATTGCCTTCAAGATCATAAAGTATACGAAGTTCATCGACTTTACTTAGTTTAGCAAAAGGAGCAATAACGCGGATTTTAATAATACGATTTTCACTAAGAACATCGTTTACTTTATTTACGAATCTGCCTGTAGTATCATGATATCCATACTCATCATGGATTTGCAATCCCATGATAATAGTGTCAAATCCCTCGACTTCTGCAAATGAAGCTGCAACAGACATAAGAATCATGTTGCGATTAGGTACATAAGTTTTGGGTCGAGGATCTCCTAACACATCCTTAATAGTTGGCATTGATATATCTGAATCTACATTTGCAGAGAAACCTTTACTAATTTCTCCTAATACAGACAAATCAAAAATCTTGTGTTTGACCCCGTAATGAGATGTACTAATCTTTGCCTTTTCAATTTCAATCTTTTGTTTCTGTCCATAATCAAAGGTAAGAGCACGAACATTGTTTGCACCATACCTCTGTACACACAATCGCATTGCAATTGTACTATCCATACCTCCTGATAGAACAACTACAACACCTTTAGTATCAGGTAACTCTTTCAAAGCATTTTCTAGATTCATTTATTGCCTCATTGTCTTTTCACAAAGTGTTTGCGTTTGAATTAATGGTAGTGCCTCATCACGAATCAAAATGGAATCGGATGCACGTATAGGATTGATATCGATCCCGCCACGCCTTGTATATAGGCAAGCTACAAGCAATTCATCAGGATTCAATAAGTCATATAGACGTTTATAGATGCATTCACAAATTTCCTCATGAAAATGATTCTCACGACGCATCGATACAATATACTTCAAAAAAGATAACGGAGTTATTGATTTTTGTCCTTTGGCAAGGACGTAAACATCCCCCCAATCTGGTTGATTAGTAACGCGACAGTTAGAACGCAAAGAAGAAGTATGAAACCTGGTATCAGTAGAAGGGTTTGAAGGAACCACTTCAAGCAAAGAAGGATCTTCATTATAACTCTCAAAACTTATATTTGCAAAATCAACAAGGTCATCGACATACCAAAATGAATGAGGAATAGGTGAGCTAATACTGTTTTTAGCTTTTTGGCGATGAAAAAATACATTAACTTTACACCCTAACACTCGAGATAAATCTTGTGTGATCGATGATTCTAATAGCATTTTTGCAAGGTCAGACGTATTTGCAATTCGAACCATATTGTAAGAATTCAAATATAGCTTTAATGACTTTGACTCTACGATACTATGAGAGTGTGAGGGGTATTCAATTTTCAACATCCCTGATAGCGGATAACCGCATGTAAGCAATGTGGAAAATTCATAACAATTCCAAACATCATGACCAACAAAAGGAAGGTCATTGTCATTTATGTTATACTGTGT